ATTTACTGGAATCATTCGCTTGTTGAAGGCGGCTTTGAAACTGAAGATGATGCTCGCGAATACTTAGATGAAATGGAGGCTTAAAATGTCCCCATCGCAATACGCAAAGAGCATAGGATGGCGATCTCTTAAAGACTGCGAGCGCTTTCTAGGCTTAGGTGTAAACTCAATGGGCAGGACAGCAAAGTCAAACCCTGTAAAGTTTCGGTCAATGGTTCGCGGGGCTTGGCTTGAGTATTCAGAGCTAATTGCAAAGTAAATACACGGCCACAAAACTAGGCAAGAGTCCCGTAAGAGATCACCTTGCCCAAGCTAGCCAGCGGCGGAAGTTTAAAGCTGGCGCCTATTCGCCGAAAGGCACCAGAGCAACATAAACAAACTAGAAGCTTACTCCGAGGTGCATACAAAACTTGTACCTTTGCTGCACCTTTCCCGCTTCGGCGGGTTTTTTGTGCTACAATATCCAAAACTCAAAAAGGGTCTACCAATGTTCTGGTTGCTACATATTGCCGCGTTTATATTTTTCATTCCGGCACTGTTTGTTACTATACCTCTGCATTTGATTTATGGAAAACGCAAGGTAGCCAAGTAGCCAGCAACGCGGTACAATTCACAAAACCAAATTCAGGGGGCGCTATGTCAGTAAGATCAGTAACAACAAAGAAAACGCTAACGGCTGGCACTAACACCGACATCGTGCTTGATCCAGACCATACGCTTACCCGCACTGTAATCGCTGTCACTGGCAACATCACAGGCACTTTGACAATTACCAAAAAAATTATTGGCGCAACCAGATTTACAGCATTAAGCCCAGCCGCTACGATTGACCTAACAACATCCGATGAGAGAATTATCGAAGGCGCAGGTCTAGCAGCGATTAACATTGCTCATGCTGGTTCTGGTGCGGATATGACGATTACGGTTACTCAGTTGTCAGTTTAAACTTTTCACCCTGTCGCACTACCTCCTTGCCTCGATCATTCGGGGCTTTTTTATTTTTAGATTATGATATACTTACACTATTAGCGGCGGTGCCGTGATAGCGTGAGGATTGGTCAGTGGCCGATCAAGAGAAGAAATTAACAGATAAGCAAGAGCTATTTTGTCGTGAATATATAATCGATTTAAATGCCGCTCAGGCTTCATTGCGCGCCGGATACAGCGAAAAGACCGCTGGTGTCATTGGCGCAGAAAACCTATCAAAACCTATGATACAGGCGCGCATAGCTGAGTTAATGGCGAATCGTGCCGAAAGTATAAGCATAGATGCAAAATACGTCCTAAATCGCCTTGTTCAGATAGATCAGATGGATGTTTCTGATATTCTTAACGATGATCTAAGCATTAAGCCGCTAAGAGATTGGCCGAAGTCATGGAGAACAACTCTTTCAGGGCTTGATATTCATGCGCTTGCTTCTGGCGACAACGATATTTCAATAATCAAAAAAATTAAGTGGCCTGATAAAGTAAAAAATCTTGAGCTGCTTGGGCGTCACGTCAATGTGCGCGCATTCGAGAAAGAGCAGGACAATACTGACGCTGCTGATCTTGCGTCAGCTCTGTATCAGCTAATCAACAAGCAGCCAAACTAATGACCGCGCAGTTACCTCTTGCTGTACAGCGTAACCTTGCTCGGTGGTATGAGCTTAAAGACCACCCTGTCCAGTGCGCGCTTGTTCAAGCTGTGCCTAATGGCGTTAGGTTCCCGCTTGTTCCTGCTGGTAGACGCTCTGGAAAAACAGAAAGGTTTAAGCGTTTTCTGGTTAAAGAGGCCAATAGAAAAACTGGTATGTATTTTGCTGCCGCTCCAACTTACGGGCAGGCTAAAAAAATATTCTGGAAGGATTTAAAAGACTTTTGCATTGTTGCTGCTCAGCCCAAGCGACCAAGCGAGTCGGATTTAATTATTTACCTTGCCAACGGCTCTGAGATTCACGTGATCGGCTTAGATAAGCCAGAGCGTATCGAGGGTATCCCTTGGACTGGTGGCGGAATAGACGAATTTGCAGACATTAAGAGCGAGGCGTGGGAGGCAAACATTCTTCCAGCCCTAAACACTGTCAGCCCACTCGATCAAACTCACCGCGCATGGTGTTGGTTGCTTGGCGTTCCTGACGGCCTAAATCACTATTACGATTTGTGCGAAAAAGCCAAGGCCGGACTTGATAAAAACTTCCAAGTGTTCCACTGGAAAAGCTCGGAAATTCTGCCGCCAGAAGATATTGCCTTGATGCGATCAATCATGAGTGATCGCCAATTCAAGCAAGAATGGGAGGCAAGTTTCGAGACTGCAGGCGGGCGAATCTATGACAATTACGGCGAGCTAAACGCGACAACCGAGACCATCCTGCCTCACGAACAATTGCATTGGATGCACGATCAAAACTACACGCCGCTTTCTTCATCCGTGGGGGTGGTGCGTGATGAATCGCTTTATCTTCTCGATGAGGTTGTGCTAATTAGCGCGGTATCGAAACAGTCAGCGCTTGAGTTCGTTGAAAAGTTTAAATCGCACCAAAACAAAAAGGTCATGATCTACGGCGATCCGTCTGGGCGCGCTGGTGAGAAGCATGGCCATATGTCTGACTACAACGACATTGAGCAAGTGCTAAGCGAGAACGGCTGGCAGTTTGAGCGCCGTGTGAAGCTTGCACACCCTGCAATCAAAGACCGTCAAAATGCTGTCAGAGCAAAGATTAAAACGGCTGATGGAAAAGTCAGTCTATTCGTCAACATGAAAACAGCTCCATGGTCACACAAAGGGCTTGCGACTGTGCAGCTTCAAGAGGGTTCGGCGTACCAAGAAGATCAAAAAAACAAATACCAACACATAACCACGGCTATTGGCTATTGTGTGGATTATTTGTGGCCTGTTAGCGAACAAGCCATGTTCTACGCACCCCCAGTACGCCGCAGATGATAGAATCACTCGCAGACAAGCAACCCGCTATCGTTATCAATACGGGCGACTGTGTGCATGTGATTTCGGTGGTTACGCTTCGGCAGCTTGCCAATGGTGAGCCATACAACGGCGATGTTAACGAGTTTATTCGGTTACTTTCTAAGGCTTTGGTGGATTTGATAAAATGACAACAATAGTTTATTGCCATAAAACCAAGCAAATTGCGTGTGATTCTCAGGTTTCGATAGGAGATACTATTGCTACGGATAGTCAAGAAAAGTTTAGGTTTTTTGATGGTGAAATGTGGTTTTTTGCTGGAAGTATTTGTGATAATCAGTCGCTTATTGATATTCACCATAAAAAAATAGATCCTTTTGATGCTGACTGTACCGCAATCGTCGCTAATAAAGATGGCGTATCTTGCAGAACTTACAACACTAACAACAACCGATATACGCCTTACGCGCTTAATTATTCGTGGGCTATTGGTAGCGGCACATACCACGCTCTAACCGCACTAGATATGGGCGTAACAGCTAAGCAGGCTGTAGAGATGGCGATTAAGCGTGACGTATGGTCTGGGGGCAAGGTGCGTGTATTCGATTGCTTGGCTATGGAGTTTATTGAATGAGCTTCCTAGACGACTTCGAGCGCCACGAACTCTACTTGCAGCGCCTTGCAACTCAGATGCTCAACTCTAAAATCTACCCGTCATTGGCAGAGGCTTACAAAGCTGCTCGGCTGATTCTGCTGGATGCCGAAAAGATCGCCTCGCCTTCTGAGCTTAACAAATTAACCGCGGCTATTCGCAAAGCCACTGAAACCACCACGGCGCAAGCTTGGGCAGAAGTAACGCAAGATCTGCAGGATATGGGCATCTATGAGGCTGGATTCTATGCCTCGCTGGTTGGTGGTTATGCTGATGCACGACTAAAAACGCCAGCAGAAAAACAGATCAAGGGCTTTATCGATAAGTCTCTGATGACGCTACACAGTGGCAAAAAAGTAGATTCCGGCTTCTGGGGTGAGTACGTTGGCGCACAGATTGCAAGTGTCGGCAATGCTTACGACTCGGCTGTCAAGGCTGGCTATTCCAATGGCGAAACTGTCACGCAAATTGCTGGGCGCATTCGTAATGTTACTGAGGGATTGCTCAAAAGTCAGTCTGAAACGCTTGCGAGAACAGGCGTAAATCACTACGCGACCCAAGCGCGTCAAGCTATGGCCGCGGCCAATTCCGATGTGATTGTTCGTGAATTCCCTGTTGTGACGTTTGATAACCGAACCTCATTGATTTGCATGGGCATCGCGTCAAAGTATCCAAAAGGGTGGCCTGCAGGCAAGTCGCCTGTAGGGTACCCTCCGTATCACTACAACGAAAGGACTGCAATTGTGCATCTTGTAGAGGGGCAGGAATATCCAGACGGTACGCGAGCTGCTTTAGGTGGTCAGTCTGATGGCGCAGAAGCATTTGAAAAAAAGCAAAATCGCACAGATAAAAAATTCAAATATCGCGGCAAAAAAGACTTAGACGTTTTCGACCCCAAGCAAATATCCACGAGCACGCCGATAGATGAGTTTATGCGCAGGCAGCCAGACTGGTATATAAAATCCAATCTCGGCGAAACCAGATATAAGCTTTTCAAAGAAGGCGGTATGCGCTTGTCAAAATTCACAGACGCAACCCAAAGACCGCTAACAATTGCCGAACTACGTGAGCTAGATTCCGCAGCTTTCAAGCGCGCAGGCTTGTGATACAATAGCAAAAACTTATCAGGGCTTGATTTATGATAACGCCACACAATGAATACACCTTAGCGCTACCACACCTAAAGCGCATCCGTGCTGCTATTGCTGGCGAATCGTTTGTGAAGCTGTTGGGCCGAACTGCGCTGCCCTATCCAAGCGTTATTGATGACAACTCCCCAGAGTCACGCGAGCTTTACGCTAAATACTTGGCTACTGCTGAGTTTGACGAATTCCCTAAGAAAACCATGGATTCTCTTGTGGGCCGCATGAAGGTGAGCGAGTCTATTGTTGAGATGCCATCAAAACTTGATTACATTGAAAACGACTCAGACGGTGACGGCTTGTCGTTACGCGGTGCGATGTCAAAATCTATCGAGGATATTTTACAGGCTAAGTGGCGCATCTTGGTTGCTGACTATCAAGGCCTTTCTGATGTTGATATCAGCTCGGTATCGGTTGCGGATCTCAAAAAGCTAAACCCGCGCGCAACGATTAAGAGTTACACCCGCGAAAACGTTATGCAGTGGCATTTCACACGCATTAATGGCCGCCTGCAATTAGCGTTTTTGATGTTGCGGGAAATTGGCAGTAGTTTTGATCCTGAGACTTTCCAGCATAATGACGTAACAAGCTATTTGATTTTGGCTCTCGATGCTAATGGTGATTATTATCAACAGAAGATTGTTGAATGTGCTGGAGTAACAGCGCGCGGCGAACCGTCCTATGTAGAGCTAGGCAACACCAAGCAGAAGTTAAAATGGCTCCCCGTCCAAGTCGCTAGCGATTCCGAACTCCCAAGCGGCTCAATGCCTACAGGGTTCGGTTATTTATCGCCCATCATCGACAAGGCTTATCACTCATACATTGTTAGCGCCGACTACAAAGAAGCATTGCGCAACCTTTGCCCTACGATCAACACAAGCGGCTGGACTGAGCAGAAACACGCGCTATTTGTGAAGATGAATAACCGCAATTTTATTGCTACTGGTTCCGGCGCTGTAAACAATTTGCCCGAAGGTGTTACTACTGAGATTGTGGGCGGTAATACAGGCTTCGAGGGTTATCAGTGGTATTTTGAAAACCACGCAAGCAAAGTCCGCGCGCTTGGTGGATCGTTCAAAGACCAAACCGAGACACAGAAAACCGCAACCGAGGCTGGAATAGATGCTGCTGAGCAGAACGCCATGCTTGACACCTTAGCGCAGTCTATTGAGGCCGCATATAGCCGCATTTGCCTGTATTGCGGAATGTTCGAAGGCCTTTGGTCACAAGATGCTATTGAGAAAAACCTCGACCAAATCACCATAGATTTACCGCGCGATTTCGCCGCGCAGAAGATTACGCCGGACGAGCAGAGAGTCATTATTGAAACCTACATGGCAGGGCTTTACACCAAAGAGCAGGCGATTCAAATGCTAGTGC